ACGTTTTCAGGTCTCATTGCGTTATCGTTCATCTCCATTGCCCAGTAGTCAGCGATTAAGATATTATCGTTATCTCTTGCGTGTGGGTTGTTTAGCAAACAAGCCGTCACTCTTCTATCAATTAGTTTGTTCATTGTTAAATGTTTCGTTGTAGTAGTTTTCTGCCCACAAAATAAAATTATCTCTTGTTGGTGATTTCATATTTGTGGTGTATGCGTCTATCCATACCTTTATAATCTCCTCCTTGCGCATTGCTTTGGCTTGTTCAAATGCTCCCCACAATTTTACTGCCGTTTCGGTGTCAACTGTAAATGGTAAAATTTCGGGAAGTTGATTCCAAAAAAAATCAATACTACTACTTTGTTTATTGTTGCTCATTGTTACCTCCTATTTTATCTATAAAATATGTTTTATAATACCATTTTAATCTTTCCCCTTGTTCTTGTTTCAAAAATCCCAATTGAATTTCAGCATCAATAAATTTATTGTATTTGCTTTCCATATCCTCATCACTTGGTAGTTCGATGGGTTTGGTAACATTTAAGCAATAATTATCATCCATTATTGCATCCTTATGGTTACATAAAATTGCTTGTTGGATTTGTTTTACTTGTTCTTCTTTATATAGTTTCATTTGTTAACTCCTCCGTATGTTTCTTCAAATAAATTTTCTAATTCTTTATTCATATCTTTTGTACTTTCAAAATTTCCCTTAGTAATGTAATTCCATGTATATACAAATGATTTGGCAAAATCAAACATTCTTTGCTTCTCCATTTCTTTGGCTTGTTTTTGCAATAGTCGATATTCGTTTACATCAATAGTTATCTTGACCTTAATTACTCCTTCGGTTTTGATGTGGGCATTTCCTTTTTCTTCAAGTTGCTGCCAAAAATGCTCTACGCTACTTTGTTTATTGTTGCTCATCATTAAAAAAATTATTTACGATTTCAGTTGCCTTTTTAAATCCTTCATTGTAGCCATCTAAATAAGCCTGTTCTTTTTCAAGTTTAAATAGTTCTCTGGCTTTAGCGATTTCTTTCTCCCATTGTCTATGATGACCTGAAAAGATTTGTTCGATTAAATATTCTAAACTGCTCATTTCTTTAACTCCTTTCTAATACGTCTCATACTACGATTGAATACCTCCGATTGATGTCTGCTAACTCTAACAGGCTTTTCTAACTGGTAAGGTGTAGCCTCTTGCTGTTGCTCAAGCCACTTTTGAAATTTCAAGTAGTCGAAATAAATCTTAATTAGCACTGATATTCCACCAATGACTAATCCTGCTAATAAATATCCTACGTCTATCATGGGTTCAAAATTAAACTATTCTTTTAATATTACAAAATTATTTTAAGATTTTTGTTAAAAGTTCTGATGCAGCCTCTAACTTCTCATCTATCTCTTCCTTCACTAAATGCAATTCTATCTCTGCTACATGGATATCTTTGCCAATGGGCATTCGTGGATCGTAGGAAACAAAGTAACCTTTCTCAAGTCTACTCGCTATCATGCCAAGTTGCATTTGCCAATAGTACTCTGGGTGAATCTCCTTTAAACTATCAGCATCGTAGATTTCAAAGTTCTTTAAGTGAATAGCGGAGTTATACGGGCATTTTATTTCAAGTATGGCATCTTTGCTCAAGCCGTCAGGAGAATAGCCGCTAAAGTCTCCGTATGGAATAAAAACGTATGTTTCTCCACCATAGTATGTAAACTCTTCAAATGTGATACGTGAGAATTTACTAAATGCGTGTGACTCGTGTTCTATGCCCCAATCGAGAGCCTGACCGAAGATTTGTTTCTTCTGCCTGGTAAGAATCTCTGCTGCTTTCTCATATACGAAAGTCTCTGCTGTTTTAGAGAGAGAGTTCCCATTTCGAGAACTCCCCATTAGTTTATGGATTTCCGAGGCTGTGAAGCGAGATAATCTCGCCTCTTGCCATCTTTCTGCTGATGATGTAATTGTAACTTCCATCCTTTTTCTATCATTCATTTCGTAGCCGTTAATAAAATTCTAACCTCATCGGTTAAAACGTACTTTGCTTCAATGTCAGATACACTACCACCTTTAGATAAGTGTTCAAGTGCTTTACTCCACATTGGATGTTTAGGGTTTAAATGCTCTTTTACAGCAGTAACCTTGTGACCACTTGCAGCGTTGCCGTCATCATCTTCTTGGTTAAGATTAAAGATAGATGCTAAAGCGTAGCGTCTTGCGTAAGTAATTGCAGAACCTTGAGCCTGTGGGTTATTCAAGTCTTTCATTCTCAAAATCTGCTCACTCTTCATCCATTCACCGCTCTCGGCATGATAAACAATAGTTACAAGACAGTCCTCATTTGGATGTTGTGTAACCAATAGACCGCATTCTTGCAAGATTGGATTAATGGTTTCAAGAATGCTTGTAAGGTCAGCATAACTGCTTTTAAAGTGAGGATTCTTTGCAGTCTTTTTAACGCTGCTGACTTTTTTCTGAAAGCTAAACATAGCCTTCGTTAAGTTTGTGATTTTTTCGCTCGTTATCATAATAGTTTTATTGGGTTAACTCCGAATTGGGTAAGGTCTAAAATTGCATCATAAATGACAATCGGATCAACATTATCGCAGTTGAAGATATAGTCAAAGCCTGGATGCTCTTCAATGTCTACTTTTTCAATGTAGTCTGCAAACTCGTGAAATAGTTTAGATGCTACAAGGTCTTCAATCTCAAACCTATCAAACTCAACAGAAATAAAGTCATCGTAAGTGACTACGATAGTTTCGTCAAATACTTCTAAATGAATTGATGCTTTCATTTGTTAACCTCCTCTAATGCTGTTTTGATTACAAGCATCGCTTTAGGGTTAATTACATCACCGTCTAAATACTTTTTAACGGTTGGCATAGATACACCTGTCTTCTTGCTAACGGTCTTGATTAAGCCGTGCTTCTTGTGTAGCTTAATTACTGCAATGATTTCTTTCAGTTCCATGCAGCAAATATACAAAAACTTTTAATATTACAAAAATATTTTAAAAATAAGAGCCTATAAATTACCACCTAATCATAGTTAGTGGCAAAATATAGTCAACTTTTTTACAATAAAAACTGGACAAATATCGGTAATTCCGATTATTCTCCTGCTAAAGACTCTGCGATGTAAACTCCGATTCTATCTGATAGCACTTGCATCGTTTTGTCTGTGAGTGCCGGTGATATAAAAGGTCTTGCTTTTGTTCCATTTCTATGAATCTTTCTTGCGATAACGTATGCAAGAGATTTAATTGCTGTGCGTTTGTCTTGATTCTTTGATGTCCTTACTTGGATTCCTTTGTTTTGAATCCACTCTTCAATAGATTTTTGAAGTGTTGGGTTACTGGGTGAGTTTGTTCGTGTTGGAGGTCTGCCATTCTCAACATACTTCCAATAGTCCAACATTTGAATCTTTAAGTTATAGCCTTTAGGCTGTGTGCTTATTTCAGGTTCAATCTCTGAAAAAAGTCTATTAGATGCAAGGCTCTTATTTTTTTGAAGATTTATGCGAAAGTTAGCAATTAGCTCGTTTCCCCAATTCTGAATGATTCGCAATATGCCGTCATCCGATGGTGGGTTGTAACTACTCCACTCTTTGCCTATATCGTCAATGGTCTTCATTTCATCAACTCACGATTAGCATAAAGATAAAAGTCCTGCATACGATTAAGCCAACCTTTACCAAAGTCCTTAAACGAAGTAAGTGACTGCAAAAAGGAAACTCGCCAAGCGTAGCATGATTCAAAAACCCACTTTTCTGACTTTTGCGAAATAAGGCTATTTAAGGCATTAATTGTTTGCTGCCCTATCTTACCATCAACTTTCAAATTAAAGCCATGAGAGTTTAAGAAACGCTGCATCTGACGTGAAGCACCACCTATCCCACTACCCCAAGCAAAGTCTGCCCAAAATTCAGCAATTATTTGTGAGTTTATAGCAGTAGCATTAACGCCATCCCAATATCTTTGGTAAACGCTTAAAAAGTCATTATGCGTCATCTTGTAGAAACGTGCAATAGACTCTGATGTTGAGCCATGTATTGTACGCCACACCATCCAAGTGATTCCCTTGTTTGTGTGAAATCCGCTTCCGTCAGGTACTGGATGTCTTGAGGCTGTATCTGCCTTGTGTTTAGATAGACCGCCTTCCCACTTGAGAATATAGTCGATGTTAGAGTGTTCTATTTTTGCCATTTTCCAAATGTTTGATAAGTCGGTTGATGTACCATTCTGCTTTTCGTAGGTCTTCAACTCCGTTTTTACGATCATAACGAATAATGTACTTAAGAGCATTACCCTGACAATAACCTTTAAATGCTTCATAACTCATTGCTGCTTTAATTGAATCTATGGCTTCAACTTCGCCTTGATAATGTGGTGGTTTGTTAACTACGTCCATAGTGCTTCAAATTCATTTAACGGCAAATCTATTAAAAAAGTGTGATTACCAATGCAATATACATGAGTCATTTCGTAAAATTCTGTCGCAGCTATGACATGATTAAGGTCTAACCACCCCTCTTCTATTATCTCAACAGCATCTGCACCCATATCCAGACCTAACTTTTCGTAGATTGGATCAATATTATCTTCTTGAAAAACAAAGTTTACTTTTACTCTCATAATGTTTTGTAAGTAAATGCTGTGACTTTAATTTCTTCTTTTCCGTCTTTAATAATTCTTTGAGGGTGCATTTCTAACCATCTACCGCCTACTGGCTTTGGAGTGCCTCCTCTTTCAACGTGCCAACCTCCTTTACCATCATTGTACTCTTCTTTGTAAGTAGCAGTTCTAATCATTAAAATATCTCTTAAATGAACTTTGTGAGATTCGTTTATTCGTTCAACGGTGTAGGTCAATTCGTGGTCTTCGTGAACGTGTCCCATCCAAATCATATCAGCACCTTCTACCATTGTAGACATACGATTGTACTGAATGACTCCTCTTGTTACCGGTCCACCACCACCGCTTCCGTGAAAGTATTTAATGCGATAAGAACAACCGCCTCTGTTAGGCTCTCTGCTAAATGAATAAACTATCCACCCACCATAACCACCAACTTCAATTTGAGTATTGTTTTTTGAGTTTAAACCAAAAACAAAGCGTTCAATTACGTCTGTCTCTTGACGTTTGAGAATAGCGGTCTCATGATTACCATAACCTACAACTTTAATCAAATGAGCATAAGGTGAGAACCAATCTACCGCATCACTTACAACCGCATCTAAATAGTTTGCTTTGTTGTGTTCAGGTCTAATATCATTTTTGTTTTTTCGTGGATCATATGCTCCCTGCATTAAGCAGAAAGTATCACCGTTGAGCAGTACGTCCGCTCCGATTTCTTTTGCTTGATCAAGGTGACGTTTAAGCAAACCTCTGTCGCATTTTGGATTATCCCAATGGGCATCAGAGATGAGTAAAACCTTTTTAGGTGTGAAGTTGTTGCGTAGTACATGGACGTTATTCTTCATATAAATAGTGCTAATATGATTAGTGACCAAGAGATAATCGCAAAGTCTCTATATCGCTTTGCATCTCCTTTTAAATCAAAATTAGCGTTTTTAAGTTCGATGATTTGTGAGTGCTGTTCTTGTATGAGAATTGAGTCATTAGCCGCCAATTTGACGTATAATGACTGCTTTTGGCGACATTTGTGAAGTTCCAATAGACGCAAGTTTATTTCCTTAATCGTGCTGTCGGAGTATTGAGAGAATAGACTCTGTGG